AAGTTTAAATGTACCTATCTCTAGGTTAGAAACTGAAAGTGGTTTCTCTTTAGGTAGGACAACTGAGATATCTAGAGATGAGGTTAAGTTCTCAAGATTTGTAGATAGACTCAGAATGAAGTTTAGTAGTATGTTTATGGATATACTACGAACTCAGTTGGCACTGAAAGGAGTTATGCCAATTGAAGAATGGGAACTTGAGAAAGAGAACATTAGGTTCGATTATCAAAAAGATTCTCATTTTGTAGAAATGAAGGATGCCGAAATCTTAAGAGAAAGGGTTACTTCATTGAGGGAACTTGATGAGTTTGTTGGTAAATACTATTCTCAACAATGGATTAGAAAGAATGTTCTTAGACAATCCGAAGAAGAGATAGAAATGATTGATGGACAAATCGAAGACGAAAAAGATAACGAAGATGGGGAAGGAGAGGACTCCTTCGACATGTAAGAGGAAATAAATAATGGCAAGAGAAGATGTTAAAAAAATAGTAGATTCGATTGAGGCAAGTGATATGGTTGCAGCTTCCGATTCTTTTGTTACAGCTATGGTTGATAAACAAAAAGATGCTATAGAAGGCAAAAGATTAGATGTGCAACTTGATTGGTTAAATAAACAGGAACAACCAACAAATGAAGAAATTTAGAGATTTAGTTCAATCATTAGATGAAGTAAAAAAATTTAAATTACCTCGTGGGGAACAAGAGATTGATTCCTATATGGAGAAGGGTGCAAAAGGAAAAAAAGTACCTATTGTTATCTCAAAGAAATCTAATAAATTTAAGGTTTATGTAGATGGACAAGAACTTGCAATTTACAAGAATGAAAAAGAAGCAAGGAAGAATGCAAAAGAGTTAATAAAATTATTAGGAGAAGACCTTAGTGATTTTATAGAAGAAGTTTTAGATGAACCTAAAATAGAAGATACATTAGGGTTCTCAAATGGTTTGAAAGGTAATCAAACCTACAACGATGTTGCAGAAAAGATTGCAACTATTAAATAGGAGAAGACATGTTTTTAATTTCAGAACAACAATCAGAAGAAGTAAATCTTATTACTGAGGTTAATAAAAGTGGTGGTAAAGATACCTTTATCGAAGGTGTATTTCTCCAAACAAACATGAAGAACAGAAATGGTCGTGTTTACCCAATGAATATCATGGAAAACGAGGTAAATCGATACAACAAAGAATTCATTAAGAAGAATCGTGCATATGGGGAACTGGGACATCCAGAAGGCCCTACCATTAATTTAGAAAGAGTTAGTCATTTGATTACTTCTTTAGAGAAAGATGGTAACAATTTTGTCGGTAAGGCAAAAATAATGAATACTCCAATGGGTAATATAGTTAAAGGACTGTTGAATGATGGTGCTAAACTAGGCGTGTCCAGTAGGGGTATGGGGTCAGTAACCCAGAAAAATGATGCACAATATGTCCAGAAAGATTTCATGCTTGCAACAGCAGCTGATATCGTGGCAGACCCTTCTGCACCAGATGCTTTTGTAGATGGTATTATGGAAGGTGTTGAATGGATAAATGAAAGCGGTGTAATTAAAGCCGTAGAGATTGAATCATGGAAAGACCAGATTCGACAAACCAAACAGCGCCAATTGGATGAGAAGAAGTTAGAAATTATGAAAAATTTCTTCTCTAAACTATAAAAGTTATAAATACATAGTAAAGAACAAATAATTCGTTCTTAATTTGTAATTATAGAAATTTACATAGGGGATAAACACATGTCAGATGAAATAAAAAATCAAGACGAAGTAATGGAAGCATCAGCTCCTGTTGCTAATAAGGGTGTTGTTACTCCAGAAAAAGACCCAGAGAAATCTTCTCTTGCATCTGTTGATAAAGCAGGTGATGCTACTAAACCTAGTAAAAAGAGAAAAGGTGATAAAGACCAAGGTGATAAAGTCTCTCCTAAACAGGAAGAAGCTGAATCAGAAGAAGTCGTAGTTGAAGATTTAACTAAGATGGAAGCATTAAGGAAAATCATCGAAGAACTCAAAGGTTTTGAAAAGGAAGACATCCAGTCCTTAGTTAATGAAATGATGAAGAAAGATGACGAAGATGAAGACGATGAAGATGAAGATGAAAAATCTGAGTCAACAAAGGCTGACCTTCTAAAGAAAATTGCTGAACATTTCAAATCAGAGGACGAAGAAGTTGTAAAGGAATCTTTAACTGCAATCTTAGAAGCATCTAAAAAAGATGACGAAGACGAAGAAGATGACGAAGAAGAAGTCTCTGAGTCTAAGAAAGTTGCTAAAGAAGAAGATGACGAAGACGAAGAAGAAGATGAAGATGACGAAGAGAAGTCTGAATCTTACGATATGTCAGACGACATCGATGCTTTAGTTGGTGGTGAAGACCTTTCAGAAGAATTCAAAAACAAAGCAAAAACAGTTTTCGAAGCTGCTGTATCTGCAAAAGTTAGAGATATCAAAGAAGAACTCGAATCTCAAAAGAGAGACGAGGTTGTTGAAGCATCTAACGAAATAAAAGAAGAATTAGTTAACAAAGTTGACTCTTTCTTAGGTTATGTTGCAGAAGAGTGGGTTAAAGATAACGAACTTGCAATCGAAAGAGGACTTAAGTCTGAATTAACAGAAAACTTTATTCAAGGACTTAAATCTTTATTTGAAGACCATTATGTTGAAGTTCCAGACGACAAATTAGATGTTGTTGACGAACTTGCAAGTAAAATCGAAGAAGTAGAAGCTAAACTAAATGAAGAAGTTTCTAAAAACATCGATTTAACATCTGAAAGAGATGAACTTGTACGAAACAGAGTGGTTTCAGAAGTTTCAAACGATTTGACTGAAAGTCAAGTTGAGAAACTTACAAAACTAATTGAAGACATTGACCAAGATGAAGATTTTGAGTCTAATGTTAAAACAATTAAGGAATCTTACTTTAGTGACTCTAAAGAGAAATTACAGTTAGATGAAGAAGTGGTTAGTGATAGCGATGAAAATACTTCGACTGAGGAAAAAATCCTTGACCCAAGTATGGCTGCATATTCTGCCGCATTAGGAAAAGTTGACCCTAACAAATATAGTTAAGGTTGGTTTTAAATATTAACACTTTTATTAAATAAGGGGAATACATAAAATGTTTATGTCAGAAACTTTACAAGAGAAGTGGCAGCCAGTATTGAGTCATCCAGATTTACCAGAAATCAGTGACCCTTACAAAAAAGCTGTAACTTCTGTGGTTCTAGAGAACCAAGAAAGAGCATTTAATGAAGAGAATGGAGTATCAAACCTTCAAGAAGCATCACCAGTTAACGCTGCTGTTGGTTCTGATGGTTCTGGGATTGCAAACTGGAATCCTATTCTAATCTCTTTAGTTAGAAGGTCTCTTCCAAACCTAATTGCATACGACATCTGTGGTGTGCAACCAATGACTGGCCCTACAGGATTAGTTTTCTGTATGAAGGCTAGATATAACGATAACACTTCAAGGTTAGCAATGACCGAGGCGTTATTTAACGAAGCTGATTCAGATTTCTCTGGTGCGGGAACTCAAGCAGGTACAGACCCATTCGGTGATGCAGCTGCTTATGCAACTGGTACTGGTATGACTACTGCAGCTGGTGAAGCATTAGGTGATGTTGAAGCATCAAATCCTTTTGCATCTATGGCTTTCACAATTGAAAAAGCAACTGTGACTGCTAAAACCAGAGCATTAAAAGCTGAATACACAATAGAACTTGCACAAGACCTTAAAGCAATTCATGGTCTTGACGCTGAAACAGAACTTGCAAACATTCTATCTGCTGAAATCCTTGCGGAAATCAACAGAGAAGTTGTAAGAACTGTTAACCTTCAAGCAAAAGCTGGTGCTCAAACTGGTGTTGCTAACGCTGGAAGATTCGACTTAGATGTTGATTCATCTGGTAGATGGTCAGTTGAGAAGTTCAAAGGCATGCTTTTCCAAATTGAGAGAGATGCCAATGTAATCGCTAGAGAGTCAAGAAGAGGTAAAGGTAACTTTATCCTTTGTTCATCTGATGTTGCTTCTGCATTATCAATGGCTGGAATGTTGGACTATGCGCCTGC